GTGCCGCTGCATCAGCTAACTCTGTAGGTAGTAACTGGAATATCAACTTAGACCCTGCAATCATAATCCCTAGAAATGCTGATATACGTATTGTAGCTGAGTCAGACTCAAACAACGCAGTCGTGTTTGGCAGCTTCCAAGGTTACTTAGCTAAGGTAGTCACATAATGCCGTATTCCTCCGTGAGTGATGTCCCCTCTAGTATCCCCGAAGGCAAGAGAAGTCAGTTCCGACAAGTATTCAATTCTGTATTTGCAGAGACCAAAGACGAAGGAAAAGCTATGGCTGCTGCCTACAGTGCTATTAAGAAGGCTGCTTACGCTAATGACATCTTCACCACAGAAGGTGAGGCTAGAGCGCGTAGCATGGACATGGGCCTTGATGGTGCTATCCACGTAAGTACATATGATGGGCAGGCCGTATATATGCCCGCTGAGAGCCACGAGGCTTATTTGGCATACTACCTACCTGAGGGCGCTGAGGAAGGCTCTGATGACGATGAGAACGAGCCTGAGGACATGCGCTTAGAGGCTCTACGAGTCATCGTCCAAGAGGTGATGAAGGAAGAGTTTGCTAAGGCTGAATACCAAGGTGAGAAAGTTACCCTCAACAAGCCACGAAGAACTAAAGGCGGACCTAAGAAGTTTGAAGTCTTTGTTCAAGATGGTGACAAGGTAAAGCGGGTAACCTTTGGTGATCCTAATATGGAAATCCGTAGGGATGATCCTAAAGCTAGGGCCAACTTCCGTGCTAGACATAGTTGCGACAGTAAGAAAGACAAGACGAGTGCTGGCTATTGGTCTTGTAGGATGTGGGAGGCTGACACCACCGTGAGTGAAACTACTAAGGCTGATGAAGCCATGAAGATCATCAAGATCGACGAAGACCAACGTATCATCTACGGTTGGGCCTCAGTTACCACATACAACGGTGAGCTTGTAGTAGACCTACAGGGTGATGTCATCAAAACAGATACGCTACACAAATCAATCAACGAGTTTATGAAGGGTGTACGAGTTGGGAAACTCAATCACTCAGGTGAGCAGGTAGGGCAGATCGTCCACTCGTTCCCCATGAGCAAAGAGATTTGTGCAGCACTAGGAATCCAGTCTGACAAGGAGGGTTGGATCACTGGTTACCATGTAACTGATGATGCCCTCTGGGATAAAGTCAAGTCTGGTGATTATGCGGAGTTCTCCATTGGAGGCCGCGCACAGAAACAGGAGTTCTAATGCCCACTGAACTTATTAACCTTGAACTGGACGAATTGAGTTTGGTTCCTAAAGGAGCTAACCCAATGGCGAAGGCTCCTATTTTCAAAGCTCTTAATGGAGACGATATGACTGACGAACTAGAAAAGATGGCACCTGAGATGGACGCCAAGATCAAAGAGTACATGAAAGCTAAAAGTTGTGATCGTAAGACCGCAATGGATGCTCTTATGAAGTCCTTTGACGAAGTAGAAACCCTCACAGCAGATGTTGAGAAGCTGAAGGTAGAGAACGAGCGTCTACGCAAGTCTTTCCTTGACGAAGGCTACTCTATCGAAGCTGACAAAGTAACTAAAGCTGCTGTACCTGAGTATGTAGAGTACGATGGTGAGCAGATCAACAAAGCTGACATTCCAGCACCAATCCTTAAAGCACTAGAGACCGCAGAAGTAGAAAAAGCTGATGCTGCTCTTACTAAACGTGCTGAAGCAACCCTGCCACACTTTGATGTAGCTACAGCCAAAGGTCTGCTCTCTGCTGTAGACAAGATGGACGATACTGAAATCCTCATTGCTGCACTTGAAGCTGCTGATAAAGCCTTCGCAGACAAGATGGAAGAGTTTGGTAAGTCATCTGCTAAAGGTGATTTTGCTTCCCCTAAAGATGCTCTTGATGCACTCGTAAAAGAGTACAAAGAAACACACAGCGTAGACTACCACAAAGCTTACGCAGAAGTAGCTAAAACCGAAGATGGTAAGGCGCTTATTAACAAATCCTACAAAGACAAGGAATAATATCATGGCTGTAATGCAATCACGCGACAACCGTACCTTTGAAGCTGGTGGTGATCTCTCCGCTGGTCAATTCAAGTTCGTAACTCTAGCTGCTGACGGTCAAGTTGACATCACGGCTGCTGCTGGTGGCAATGCCATTGGCGTCCTCTTGAATAACCCTGCGGCTGCTGGCCGTGCTGCTACCGTTTGTGTATCAGGTTCGGTTATGATTACTTGTGGTGGTGCTATCACTGCTGGTGACCAAATCCAATCCGATGCCTCTGGTGATGCTCTCTTGGCTGCTACTGGTGACGTTGTTCTTGGCTATGCCCGTGAAGACGGTGTTGATGGTCAAATCATCGAAATGGAATTCATCACTGGCGGCAACGTAGCAGCCTAATAACGCATAAGGAATAACAATATGCCTGAACTAACTCCTAGTGCTGTTCACATTGACCAGCCACTGACTAACCTGACGATTGCTTTCAACCAAGAGCCTTCCAACTTCATTGCAGACCAAGTGTTTCCAATGGTGTCGGTTCCTAAGCAGTCTGACAAATACTACGTCTACAACAAAGACGACTCTAACCGTACTGGCAACGTCAAAGTATTGGCCCCACGTACTGAAGTAGAGCGTATTGGCCTGTCGGTCTCCAACGAGGCTTACTACGCTGAGGTCTACGGCCTTGGTGCTGACTTCTCCGAGCATGACATCGCTAACGAAGATACTGCACTTGAGATTCGTTCTCAGCAGGCTTTTGATGTAGTTAACCAACTCAAGATTCACCGTGAGCAAGCATTTGCAGACACCTTCTTCAAGACTGGTGTTTGGGGTACTGAGTACACTGGTGTAGCTAACGCAGACAACGACACTGCACCTGAAGTTACACAGTGGTCTGACTACACAAACTCTACTCCTATCGTAGACATCACAACCGCTCGTCGTACAGCCTTCCTCAAGTCTGGTGGCTTCGACATGAACACTATGGTTGTGGACATGGAGACACGCGACACACTGATTAACCACCCAGACATTCTGGCACGGTTGAACGGCGGTTCCACTATCACGAACACTGCTTTGGTCACTAATGCCAAGCTTGCAGAAATCTTCGAGGTAGAAAACTTCTTCGTTATGAAGGCGATTGCAAACACTGCTGCTGAAGGTCTCACAGCCTCCAATGGTTTCATTAGCTCTAAGAAAGCTATGTTGGTACACGGTCCTAAGCGGGCTGGTCTTCGTACCCCTGCTGCTGGCCTTACATTCTGCTGGGACTCTATCCCCGGTGTGTCTGGCATGGGTATCACAGTTGAAACCTTCTCTGACGATGCTCTGAAGCGTCAACAGATTGCTGAGATGATCCAAGTTAAGATGGCCTATGACATGAAAGTTACAGGCGCTAACCTTGGTGTGTTCTTCAACACTATCGTAGCTTAAACTAAAGGGTGTCCGAAGGGTGTAGTATTCTTCGGACACACTACCAAATGCAACTACGGTTGTCAATAATAATAGAACTTAATAGCATCTCACATACGGGAAAGTCACAATGAAAGATAAAACACCTATCCACCCTATTTACCTCGGATGGCAAGTCGATTGGCCGCTATTCGTAAAAATCCCTTTCTCATCGGGTGGACGTAACTGGATTAAGGGCGAAGAATTTAAGTGGGCAGAGCTTAGTGTAGAACAGGATCGGGTAGCCAAGCTCTACTCAATTTCCTACGTACACCATAACCCAGCCCTAGAGAAACAGAATAAAGTAGGCGACCGACTGCACGAGATGAATGGAGACCAGCTAGAGAAGCTAGTTAACATCCTCAACGCAGAACTGAAGTCCCGTACTGTTTCCACTAAAGATTATAACGAGAAGCGTTGCCGTAAGTCTCGTATTGAAGTCAAGCAACGTGGCCTCATTCGTAGGTTCCTCTACTCTAACAAGTGGTGTGAAGACCTATTCTACGAGACACGAGATAACATCCTCGGAACAGACTAAACTAAGTTAGGACGCTTTGAATGTCATTTTCATATGATGATACTGATCTAAATACCACTACCGCTTCAGGGCGTCTTAACTCAACACGGTTGCTCTTAGGGGACACAAATTCCCTTGAGCCTCAAGTGCAGGACGCAGAAGTAGTATTCTCCCTAGCACAGAACAGTGATAATGCCTACCTAAGTGCTGCTTGGCTTGCTCGTGTAGTAGCCATGAAGTATGCACGAGAGGTTGATATTGACCTTGATGGTATCCTCTCCGTAAGCAACTCACAACTAAGTAAAGCCTACAGTGACCTAGCTGAAGACCTAGAGTACCAAGCTAAGGTTACAGGCTCACGATTGGGTGTATCAGCGGGTGGTATTAGTAAAGCTGTTATTTCCTCGGTACGTCAAAACCCTAACAGGGTAGAACCTTCTTTCCGTAGGGACCAGTTCTGGAACCCACCTAACTATGATAGCAACACCGTAGATTACGAAGAGTAGGTAACACATGCCAACCATTACAGCTAACAGGCTCCTTACAGTGGTTA